ACGTTCGCCGCTTATCCTGACATTATTACAAAATATGCGAATCAGGCAATGAAAGATTTGATTGCAGATTTTAGAGGTAAAGCTTCACCGGAACTGCAAGCTGAGTTACTCAAAACAATGGAACACGCAGTTACATCCGCAGGTATAACAGCTAACGATATTCCTGATGTGTCTGAGCAAATGCGAATGAACAAACATCTCGAAGCTCTTATACCGGGGGACAAGAAGTTTGGAATAAAAGCCGCAACCGGAAAACTCAGAAACTCATGGCTGTTGGCTAAAGATATGTCGACGCTGAGAGAGAACGTGCTTCGTCTCGCAGCGTTTAGATATTTCAAGGACAACTTTGCGGCGGGTCGGACACAAGCTTTGGGAGTTTCTAAAGAAAACGAAGTCAACCAACTCAAAAACTTGGATGAGAAGGCAGCGCGTCTTGCCAGAGATCTCTTAGGGGATTATGGTAACTTAACTCAAACGAGCGAATGGTTACGACGTAAGATGATTCCGTTCTGGTCTTGGCAGTCAATCAATGCGCCACGATATTATCGGTTGTTTAAGAACCTCAGTAGGGACGAACTCCAAACAGGAAAGAAAGGAGAGTTGAGAGCTGTTGGAACCCTTAGTTGGAAAGCAGGTAAGACAGCAATACGAACAGCGATGTTATTTGCAATGGTTAACGCTTGGAATGCCGCGATGTTTCCAGAAGAGGAAGAGGAACTTGGTGAGTCTGGAAGAAAACAACTTCATATTATTTTCGGACGACGCAACGATGGAACTATTATATCAATGCGTTTTCAAGGGGCACTATCAGACGCACTCGGATGGTTTGCATTAGAAGATATCGACCAGGATATGAAGAGCTTATTATCAGGAAAATCCACCTTAGCACAAAAAGTTAATGACGCGATTACCGCACCAATCAGTAGACTTTATCAGAGTTCAAGACCGTTATTAAAGACAGCAGTTGAAGCTGGTCTTGGTATCTCGACCTATCCTGAGTTTACCAGCCCTCGTCCGGTTCGTGATAAAATCAGACACATCTTGAGAACATTTAGTCTTGATAAAATCTATGATCATGCTGTAGGTAAACCGATAGCAGGCGGTAGTCATATAGAGCAGTTGGGTAAAGATCTGTTGAACGTCTTTGCTTATTCAACTGATCCCGGAATTACCGCTTACTACGATACGAGAAAACTCGCATCTGATTTCATGGAGAAGGAGACAGGACAGCAACGACCAACTGTTGCACCAACCAACAAGAGTAACGCACTCTATTATTACAAGCAATCACTCCGATTCGGAGATGTGAAGGCCGCTGAGAAGTATCTTAAAAAGTACTATGTCCTGGGTGGCAAAGCTTCCGGAATTAAAATAAGCTTGAAAGCCATCCACCCCTTGGGTGGGATACCGAAGAAGTATCGGACAAAGTTTATAAACAGTCTCGATAAAGGTGAGAAAGTTCGATATCAATCAGCTTTGAAGTTTTATCAAAAAGCTTATTTTACAAGGCGTTAATTGAATAAGCGAGTCCGAAAGGGCTCGCTTATCCGATCAAAGTTATAAGCCAGTTAATTCCGAATACCAATATGAATATCCATATAAAATCCCACATCATAACCTCCTTTTTTCCCTTAACATTAGTTCCAACCGAGCCAAAGCGTTCCAAGCAGTCTGAGCTGCGTGAAGAAGACCACTTTCTTCATCAATCTCTTCAAGATGTTCTGACAACCAGTGACGAAGCATCGCCGCTGAGTATCTATTGACACCATCATCAACTGACTGCCAGCCTCCGCGAGAATATTTGAGACAGCCAAATGTACCAACTTTAGCCACTTCTAAAAGCGCTAACCCAAACTGGTTCAGTAAACTCGCATCAGGTTTTCCAGCATCTAGTTTCGCTCCTGGTTCATGTTGATTACTCATAAATATAATTATCCTCATACCTGCCAATTTCAATAGGTTTCCGGCAATTAGAACAGGGGTTACGCTGACCTATCATCAATAATGTTCCACAAACTGAACAATGTCGAGTGCCGTAACGGGGTTTAATCATTATACCTTCTGGATCAAACTCTTTATTTATTCTCAATGTTGCGATACAGTTATTACAACGTTGTTGGTAAGGCCGTGCGATGAAAACAGTTTTACATATCGGACAAATTTTGTTTTTCTGCCCGTTCTTTGGAATAACTTTACTCTTTGTCAACCGCCGCTCCTCAACTTTTGCTTCAACTCTCTCCCGTTTATAAAAATTTTTAGACCTCTTCTTTGTTCCTTCTTTACAGTCAGGATATTTCATTATTTGCAATGCAGCAGATGAGGTCACTCCCAATATTTTTGCAACCTCTTTCGTAGTAATCATTTACAAGGCTCCTTACAAGTATCGCATTGTTTACCAGCACTAGCAAATAACACAGGCGCAACTCGTTTACAATGACACAACATATTATTTGCTAAATTTCTTATTTCCCATTGGGCTCTTTCACAGCAACGTAATGCAAAGAAATTATGTAAGCTTCTCGCGTTTGCAGTCATTACTAAATTGGTTTTAGTGGCGTTTGGAAGAAGATATCTTGCATCTTCAATTGGCACCCCAGTTTCGATTTCATGCAGATATGCTTGCCGACACATTTCCATAGCCGAATGAAAAGCAGGAGTGGCATTAGAAGGAGTGACGTACCACTCGTGACCATTCTCAAGAATTACATGGCGCTGACTAATTTGAGCAAAACTTGCAATCCTATGACGTACCAACTGATTACCACAAGACCGAGATACGTCCTCAATTTTGAAAGTAAATGAAGCATGTTCGAGAAGCGAATCATGTCCAGAGTCTAAAGCTCTACGTAATATATCCATCGATGGTTCGGAGTTACGACACATGACAGCAGCCGTCATACAAACTGCATCTGGTTCAGGGGTATGTCTGATCAGTCTTATTTTCATTAATTACCTCTTTAGCTATTAAGTGGAAATTTTCCATCTATTTATATTGTTATGTGATTGCGTGACTTACGTTTGTCTTTTGTTTAAAAGTCTGTTTTTGTGATAAAAAGTCGATAACCCTCTGGAGAATTGACACCACTATCATTTTTCCTTGCTTGTAACGTCTGTACAATTTTTCGATAGCTCACGTTATTATTTTTCACCACATCATCAGCCGTGTCAATATCATCCAAAATACCATATAGATGGATTACAACTCTTTGAAGATATTTAATATCATTAAATTCAGTAACAGGTACGTTCATAATCTTTATCTCCTATGACCGCAACAGCCGCCCTGACTTTTATTCAAGCATCACGGCGCGGCGGCTCACCCTAGGCGTTAGCAGTGTCAATATGCTCTATCTATCGAATTTAACAAATCAACTAGGTCAGGGTCGCTTCTGTCAAGCAATATAGGATGGATTTCAATAATTCGGCTGTTCGCCCATCTATCAAAAGACGCGGCGCTTGCGAGACTTAATGTTAATGCATCAGGGTTATACATCCATCGGCAATTACCAAAAACACCTTCGTCGTAAACTTCATTTTCAATACAAGCTTCTATTTTGCTATATACAATATCTGCTGGAGATAAGGTTATTTTAGGTAATGCCATATTCTGAAACTCCATACGTCTGCTAACAATCGGGTAGAGCCCCGACCGCAATAGGCTCCCCGGTTAAATTTAATCTCTTGGGCGGCGGCTCACCCTAGGCGTTCTATTGCTACGGTGATATAAACTCACTGCCTGAAATTCCATAATAACGACCATCAAGGTCAGGCAATCCGTGTTTTAAGGCGATGCCGTGACAAAGCTTCTGTACATCACGCACCCATTTGGCATATTCTTTTTCAAATTTTAACAGTTTCGCTGAACCACAAAAGAGGCCAGGATTAATGGGTGCCCTTTCTAGTCCTATGTTAATTTTCTCCATTTCTTCATGTGTGGCAAATTTACCAGTCTTAGTAAAATCCATTATTCTCGTCCTTTTTTACCTCGCATTCGATTGTTGCGGTCGGCCCGCTTACCCTTGAGCGTTAGCTTCCTAATTCAGTTCAATTATACAGTCACCTTGTAGGTAATATTTTTTGTTATTACAAATGATCCACATTGCCTGAGTGTCAGAACTAGAATAAATTATTTTAGCATTCTTAAAAGTATGAGTAATTACCCCACCAGAGATCACCTGGATAGTCCCAACTTCATTCGTTAATGACTCATAATTTTCATCATCATACATCTTTTCCATAGAGCCACAAGCACAAACACTTAACAGCACAATTATCACAGCAAAGAATTTTACTTTACAAAACATATTAACCTCCTAACAATCAGGTAAAGCCGACGCGAAACGTCCTACCAGTTTAATTTAAGCCCTATGGTCGCGCGGCTCACTCTTGGCGTTATAGCTTTCAAGTGATAACTCCTTTGAGATTTTTCCCGCATGCCTCGCCAGGTGTATATAAATAGGTAGCAACGTCATATATGAACCATCTTCTAGTGAAGAAAAATGATCAGCTATGTCTTTATCAACAGAATCTAAAATCATGTTTTGAGTTATTTCTTCTTTCATGTAAATCTCCTTTTAACTCCTTGGCTAAGTTAGTTTTGCGGGCTCTGGTAATTCACCCCAGTGAGAAACAAAATGATCATGTTCCTCTTCATAGGGCTTTCCCCCTGGGGTATGAGAAAAGAAATTAGACCCAGCATGAAACCATAGTATCAATATAGCGGGATCATCATTCGGGTCTAAATCTTTTGGATATACTGTCACTAGAAACTCACCAACAACTGGCTCTCCAAGAAACTGTTTAAGGGGCAAGCTATCATTTACACTTATCCAATTCATTTATAACCTCCGGGAACTGGCTCACGTTTTTATTTAACACTTGCCCGGCGGCTGGCCCTGGGCGTTATAAATCAAGACAGTTATCTTGAAAAATGGCCTGGTATGATGAACAAAATTGATACTCCTCAGAGTTTACAAACCCACATGAGCTTGAAACCATTTTGTAATCTGCCTCGAAAAGTTGTTTACATTTTTCTTCAAATTGTGCTTGATCGCTCGTTTCTACTACCAGTATTGGTGCTCTCTTTAAATCCATAATAGTACCTCTTATCGCTTCGATCGTTCGTGCCGGTGTTTCTTTATAAATTTCCGGGCGGTGGTTGATGATAGGCGTTATGTGTAATCATCTATTTTAGATAAGACATCTGACAATTTTACATAATAATCGTCTCCTTGATGGTGCCCATCAAGTCTGTCTATTTGATCTGAGAGTATTTCTTTCATTCGATTTTTTATTGCGTCAGCTACAGTGTCAAAAGCTTGCTGTTCTTCAATGCTATGGAAGCAAGCCATACAATTACTCCTACCACATATTTCACAACTCATTATATACCTCTACATAACCATCTAATAAATTGGACACTTCATTAGCTTGTAAATTATTGGGTTTACCGTCGGTATTGGTCTGCATTATTTTACCTCTTTAAATTATGTGCCAGTTATTGCAGGCGTTATGTGGTCAAAGCTATTTTATCCAAGCGCCGCCACTCTTCCATCAATTCGGGATAATGCTCTTCTGTCAGCCGCCTCTTGGTCTTTCCGCCTTTCGGACAACAAAAGCACGACACTCGACTAAAAACATCATAAAGGCCGTCCCAATGATAACCAAGGTTTTTGCAATATTCGAGGCTGTCAAGTTCACTCATCCCGGCATCAATCAACGGGAATTTAACTTCCCATTTCCGGTCTTGCATCCACTTTGTCTGGGTGCGCTTTACTTCGTCAGACGAAAAACCAATGTATTCAACCTTGTCTGCATTCCCGCCAGCAAGCCCGCGAATGTATTTCAAGCAAGTGCGGTGCTTGTTTGCAGTACACCATCCGCCCGCAGACTTAGGCCATCCATACCCGGCTAATAATTCGTTACAGTGCCGGTAATACCGTATTTTAACAATCGGCAATCCCGTTTTCTCTGTTACTGACGCGAGATGATCCGCCATCTGGGGAAAATCCCATTCAGTTTCGTAATAAACAACTTTATCAATTTTCACCCCCTGGCTTAACAGTAAGTGGAGCATGGCGGTACTATCTTTTCCACCTGAAAATGATACTATATGTTTCATCCGTAAAGACCTCCTAACAAACTGGACACTTTACCGCTGTCAGCTTTTGCGGTTTTAACTTCATTCTCGGGGTACATTTACATTTCCTCTTTGTCTGGGTGCCAGTTATTATAGGCGTTATGCGTTCAATCCCAAAATTCTTTTAGCGTTTTGGTCTGCGTCAAACCAGCTCCAGCCGTCTATCTCAGGTAAAGTTTTATAGCCGACATACTGCCGAGTAAATTCCATAGCCTCTCTGTATTTTTTCAAGGCATCGGTTAATTCGGCTATCCTTTTGCCTAAATCTTCGTAAGATGGACACTTTCCATATTTATTACATGCGTGTTCTTCTTTGCCGTCTACAATCTTTACATATCTCCCCTCTCTGCCGCATCCACACACATAACCAGCCGTTGCAGTTGCTCGCGTGCCCGTCTCTGATTTTACTTTGTTCATGTTTTCACCTCTTTTATGTTTAGTCGCTTGTTGTGTTGCAAGCGGCATATGAGGATTATAATCGCCCCGGCGCTGGCGGCTGATGATAGGTGTTATGCGTTTAAAAATCACCATCAGCTACCTGGAAACAAGTTAAGCCCAATTCCCGCCATTTTTTTACCATAGAATTTCTATCCTCAAAGACCATGGTTATATGCTCCATAAAAGGCTTAACCAATTCAACCTTCACTTCTGTATCATGCCGATAATCACCGTTTCGCCTCATGTATAATTTAGATGAATTATGGGGCAATCCATTATCCTTGAGCCACATTAAAGTATCGTTCCGGCAAGATTCACGCCGACCAGTAACATAAATTGTGTTAAAACCAGAATCAACAAGCGATAATAAAACATCAGCAACGGGCTGATTTAAATCATCCTCATAGCTCCTTGCGTAAAAGCTATCCCAGTCTTTTAAAATTAGATCATTCAACCTATCGCCAACAATGGAAAGCGTTCCGTCAATGTCAAATACAATCATAATACCCCTATATAACAGCCAAGTAGAGCCGACGCGAAACAGCTCTAAAATATTTATTATAAGCCTCTGGTCGCCAAGATATGTATTCAGAAGAATCCAGGTGAACATAATCAATGCTTCTTATTTTTGAATATTCAAGAATTGATTCGAGGGGTGTTCCGCTGTACGTTATTCTCATTTTATCTCCTTGATCCCACATAACTTACAGTTAATAATAACTCACAATTTATTCTCAATTAATATTTCAGCAAATTTATTTGCCCAAAAATACGAGTGACAGTTTATTTTCATGCAAGAACCATAAATATACTGACTATCAGCATCCATTATGGCTTGTGCGCGACAAAATCCTTCTTCAAAACAAGGACACTCACTAGCGTATAAAACGAATGCATTCGCTATTTTATTTTCCATTCTATTTTCCAAAATTAACCTCATGCTGTCTGGAGATATCTATAACTCTTTCTTTTAAGCACTGAATGTCTTCAGATAAGTTATAGATAATTTCATCTTTATTAAATTTTTTCATATCTTCAGGTGTTTTACCTTTGTGCCAATATTTCTTTTTCATATGTTTTATCTTTTTAATATAATAATAAGTGGAAACTTTCCATCTATCTATATTGTTAGTCATCCATTATTTTATATAGTAGTTCTGCTACTGCATTATGGCGTTTTTGCATCCCTTGATTATCTGGATGGTATTCGTCATCCAGATAATCAGTAGGGGATTGATTAAATGCACTTTTGAAGCGATTGAAATGCTCTTTATACTCCTCCCACATACTGTTACTTTTAACGTTATGCATCAAATGCATAGTCTCGAATGATAGTAGATCATCAAGAACACAAATAGTTAACCTAGCTTCATCTATTGTTGGTTTTTCCCCATTTTTACAACTATCAACTATTTCTGATAGTTTTCTCATTATTAACCTCCCATGATTTAACTTGTTAATTTTTGAGTGGCGACTGATGCTAGACGTTATGCTTCTTGTGATAATGTGAATTGTTCTATTACTAGATCTTGTAATTGCATCAATTATCTCCTCAATTTCGCATACAGGGCAGACCGAAATAGCCTACCGTTTTTCCTTTAAGCCTCTGGTCGCGCGGCCCACCCTAGGCGGTTATGCCGGCAACTCAGCATACCTTAAAACGTTATGGGGATACCATTTACACCATTCCAATCCACCACCGTCGCTGGGGGATGCCTGCCTACAATAATCTACATCATATTCTTTATGATTATCAGCATGCCCAAGATCAAGCTCGACAAAATACCGCCCCGGTTTGTTGGGAATCCCTGATTTCATTTGCATAACCAGCAAATCAATCGGACACTTGTCAGATTCCGTTTCTTTATATTTAACTTTGTTCTCATTTTTCACTATGTCACCTCATTAATTTTGGTGCCAGTTATTACAGGCGTTATAAACCCAAGACGCTCTTTGGTAATCGCCAAAACCACAAACTCAATGCAATAAACCCTACATTAACCCCTACAGCCATTAACAGCAACACGTTACCCGACCCATGCAGAGCCATGACCACTGCTACCCAGATCAACAGGGAGTGTGTGAGCAAACTTATTAAGACCCTCGAATCAAAATAACACCCAAAACCTCGTATAGGTCTATTTTTACATAGTCTATATATGGCATCGTCGAATAGTCTATTCGTATCTAAGTTTTTTATTGAGAACACCATCTACTTCACTCCTTTTAAGGTTATAACAATCTCATACATCCGACCGCAACAGCCGCCCGTTTTTGCCTTGAACATCACGGCACGGCGGCTGATGCTAGGCGTTATGAGTCCATTCCTAATATAGCATAAAGGTGATCCCACTCATCCGGGGTTGCGTTATACTCTGACAATGTATCTTTTATGAATGCTAATAATTCGCGCATCATATTCTTATGCTCTTGTTCTAGCCGGCCTTCTTGAATCCGGTTTGCGGCCCATTCGGGCTCTTTTTTAATCAACTGCAGAAGATTGACTTCGTTTCCTTTGGTATCGTAGTAAATTTTATCTATTTTCATCTTTTTATCCCTCGTAACAATCAGGTAGAACCGACGCGAAACAGCTCCCCATTTTATTTCAATAGCCGTGGGCGCGGCTCACCGTTGGCGTTATTTTACTCTTGCCACGGTTTATCATCTTTATTTTCACAAATGTAAAAATCAAACTCACATTCAACCCCAACAGGAACATCAACTTTATAACCGGTAGAACAAGATGATTGTATTTCCCCACAGGGGGCTAGATCATCAATGGAACATCCACACTCGGCACCATTTTGCAACCCGTCAAGCTCATTGTATTTTAAATAATCAGCGACTATTTCTATTACGGTTTTCATTTCGCTCCTCCGTAAAATAACATCCAAGTAGAGCCGACGCGAAACAGCTCTAAAATATTTATTATAAGCCTCTGGTCGCGTGGCTCAGTTTTGTATTATGCAGCAGTACGCCTATTCTAACTTGTTGCCGCTTAAGTTTTGTTGATAAATATAATCTCGTTTACCCGACTTATAGGGTACTCCTTTTTTAGTATAAGCAGGCCCAGAGTATACGCACTCTGGGTTTTCTATTCCAGAGACTGTTATTTTATCTACTTTGATGCTATCTATATGACTATAAATTATGTCACCTATTTTCACAGGATTGTTCATTTTTGCATATTTTATTGCGAGTGCTTTTCGATCTTGTGTATATTTATTATACAAGATCTTTTGTTGTTCTTTATATTCTTCTCGTGTCATAGAGTACTCCCCTTGCTTTTTCATAAGCTTTCTCAAGCCTATCTTCTGCATTAAAACAAGCTTCTCTGTCTGCACCTGTCTCAGCCCAAAGGATAGTTAATTCTTCTTCATACTTGTTGCACCATTCATCGAATCCCATGATTTCTCCTTAATATTTTTTTTGGTAAATGTTTTACTGGGGTTTGCTGAAGACTAATAATACTATTACTGATCCGCAACTGCTCAACAAGATTAATTCGATCAACCGCAAACCAGCACGTTGTAAAAAATAGCACCGTAACTACGGCATAAACAATCAGTCTCATTCGCAGTACCCGCAGTATGGGCATTTATAAGTATATTCAGACATAATGTGCCCGCACTGTGGGCAATGACACTCTTCTGCTGGGCACGGGGCTTCCGGTGGCTTGACACAGTTATCAGTACCGGTTAGAAGATTTTCTTTGAAATACTTACATGGCGGTGCATCGTAACACATAATTTCACCTCATTAATCGCTGATGTTGAGCCATCTTCTTTTCGAGCATCTTCGCAACGTGATTATCTACAGTTCCTTTTGCTACAAGTTGATGAACGAAGATCGTAGTTGCTTTGTTACCAGATCTTAAGAGTCTCCCTATTGACTGAATGTATAGTTCTCCATCATAAGGAAGCGTGAAATAAATAATATGATGTGCCCCTGATAGTTGTAGGTTGAGCCCATGAGCTGTCGACGCAGGATTAGTCATCATATATTGCAACTCACCTTTATTCCATCTGTCAATATTAAGCGGAGAAGCAATATCTTTAAGTAACTCCGCTTCAGCCTTATGCCAGTAAAATATCAACACCTGTTCATCACCAATCTCTTCAAGGATATTCTTTAATGCTTCTATCTTATCCTTTCCTTGTAAATGAGCAACACCTCCTTCGTCATATACAAACCCAGCAGTCAGTTGTCGCAACTTGATATTCTTCGATGCGCCGGTCGTTGCAATAATATCCAAAGCTTCAATAACTTGTTCCTTTTCAAACTCCTTATATTGAATCTTCGCCTTTGGTGACAGTTCAAACATTCGTCTGGTTGTAACGACACTCGGTAATTCAGGTAGATAATCTTTCGCTTTCATTGTAATCATGGTTGGTCTTACCGCTTCGAGGATCGCCGCTTCTCCACCAGGGCGGATCTTCCAATCAGGAAAGTCAAACCCATGATTAATAAAATAATCGTTTCTGAAATGAGTTATAAACTTTCCGAAAGTCGCTCCCCCGTCGATACACTTGTATTGGAAAAACAACGATTCAAGAGAATTGACAGCAGGAGTACCAGACAAACCAACAATACGTTCACATTTATCACGAACTTTTATAAACGCCTTAACACGAGAACCGTTGGTCTTCATCTTCGTAACTTCGTCAAAGATAACCATCTTCCACTTCCACGGATGATTCTCTATCAACCATTTCAAGTTCTCGTAATTCGTTAAATGAATTAACGAATCAGTTTCGACAGCCTTATTTCGTTGTTTCGGGTTCCCTGAAATAACGCTGTAACTCAGCTCCGATATCCACTTTTTGATTTCTTCAGGCCATGTCGTTGTTGCTACGAGCTTAGGAGCAACTACGAGTGTCGGTAACTGGAGATACTTGATAAGTGTGAGCGAGACTAATGTTTTACCAAGACCTGGTTCAAGAGCAAGATAGCATTGAGGTCGATCCCACGCGAACCGACAAGCTGATTTTTGGTAGTTTCTAAGCACTTTTTAACTCCAAACTAAGTATCGGCGATCTCCCAGCAATCTCAGCAAAAGCAATGACTCGTTCCTTCGCAAGGAGATAAATTTCTTTATAAGGGAGAGCCTTATTCATCCCATCAACCAACGCTTTCTCAACAACATCATCTGCCATAGATACCAACATGAGCTGTCTAATCACCAAAACTTCACGAACATTGTTAAATCGTTGTTCAAGAAAGAAGAGAGCTGAATTTTCCATCTTTGCAAGAGCCATATAATAACGAGAAGCGGAGTTACTACCTTGCTCAGTAGCGTAATCAACGAACTGCTTAATCACACCTGTTTTCTTTTTATATGCGATCTTCCCATCTCTTCTTACTTCTAACCAATTTATATCTTTTTGTTGTGATGCAATTCTCGCAAGAGTTGTCCGCATTTTGAAAAACTCTTTGGTGAGCTTTTTCTTGAAAGCTACAACTACTTTAGAATTTTTCATTAAAGTGATTAGAAAAGTAGTTTGTTGTTCGTCAAGTAAAAACTCAACACCAGGGCGACCGGCTGTCTTAAACTTTACCGATTTCAAATCGGTAAACCCTACATCATTAAGATCATCCCGATATTTCTTAACCAAGATAGCAGCAGAATCATGTTCGATCTCACAACCTTTCGCGATAATTCTCGTTGTAGTATACGCCTTCTTCCCATCCATTAAAACTATTTTACTGTCCATAACCTTCTCCTTTAATTATAAATGATCGTTATATACACTTTAACTGTATTTATAATTAAAGTCAAGTTCTTTATCCACAAGCCGTTGAGCTGAACGAAGAAGTTGTTCGGCTGGGGATAACTTGAACTCGGCGATCTTACGAAGATACGACTTATCAAGTTTTGCAGCTAACATGATACTTTCAGTTTCGGGAAGATGATAATCCGTAATGCACCCTCTGGAATCTTTAGTCGTTGTAATTATACCTTCATCTATTTCATCAGCAAAATCACTACTGATGATATGATTTAGGTCTGAGATGGTTCGACCTGTCATCTCAGCGAACTGTGTTGATGTCATATTTCGATAATCCTCATAAACTGATCAACGTTATCACAGACATGAACAATTGCACCAGCGTCGATCATTCTTTTAATCTGAACCTGCTGTAATTTACTGAGTCTGCCGGTCTTTGGTGCTTTAAACTCAATAAAGATAATTCGCCCGTCTTTAAGAAAAATACGATCGGGCAAGCCACCTTCACTTTCAAATTTATAAGACAACCATCCAGAATCAATAGCGATCTTCCGGCACTTCTGCTCCAACTTAGCTTCTGTATTCATAAAATTACAAAATCACTATCATTATTCAACTTGATATATTTAGTGTCACTCAACCTTATAGCTTTTACTTCGTCATCTTCTGGTATATTTCCCACCAATCTACAAAAATGAATAGTACCATTCTTAATTTGTAATAAAAACTCAGTTCCGTTGTTATAACGTTTTAATTTATCTTTAGCATTTGTAATCCAGATCATATTCTTCCTCCTTTCAAAATAGGATCAACAATCTTATGAGCTTCACGAATGTAATATTCGTACTCAACAGCGGCGTCATCATAATCGTCCATGTTATTACACACCGACGCTTTCCATCCTTTATTCAGCATGAACCGACGCTCCGGTGCGTCAGCATCTTTCGCTAATTGTTGCGGCGTTGGTGGCATAAGCTTAACCAGATCAACTCCAAATACGCTGATGTAATACCTGGTGTTGTTTTGAATTTGTTCTTCGTTACCTTCGTAGTCCACCGTTACGAGTTTGGAGCTGCGGGGAACTTTGGCTCTGAGCATGAAATCATAAATATCTGAGTGTCTTGATATTATATCAGTGATATCTTCGCCACGAACAAGCGCCGCTTCTGCCGCTATCTGAACGATTTGTGAAGAGTGGTTCTGGTGCCACCCGAGATCACTACCGTAACAGTAGGTTCCTTTTCGTTTGAGTTTACCATCGGGATACACCCCAATATAATTATTGACATCTCGCACAAAAAGTTTCTCATAAGAGTCATGTTCCAAGATGAGACCAGTAACTCCTTCCCACCACGAACAAACATCTTTCAAATGATTAATATACTTTCTCGGTATTTTGATTTCAAGACCGTCAGTATTTATCATCAACATTCTTGAGTTAGGAATTTTTATTAACTGTTCAACCAACATACAAAGTAAAAGTTGCCCGTTGATCGTAATAGACATCGTGAAAAAAGAGTCAAAGAAAGGAGAATATTTACTATTGGAGTCACCATAAGTACCGTTAAGTGCAAGCTTCAGCATAGCATTTTCAGCAGTACCCTTAGCATATTGCTGTCGGAGTTCATAAACGTCTTTGTAAACGTCACAAAACTCTTCACCAATATGTTCTGGGTGAAATCTGTTTACTATTGAGAGATTAGGATAATAACTTTTCACATCAACTGAGTAAATAATATATTCATCATCTGACTCAACAATACAAGGATCAATCGCCCCGTGGATTCCGCCAGTACCAAACTCGAAGGTGAAGTCATTAATCGTACAATTCACATCTTTTAAAGCGTTCTTTGTCTCGGTTATCGTCTGGTCAGCAATCCAGTTGTGAATCCGCCGAAACTCAGGTTGTTCAAACTTCACGTAAAGAAGAATAACGTCACCAAGGCATATCGAGTCGCGAATGGTTTGGTTCTTTCTGTTGAACCCCACCATCTTCTTCTCTAACTGCATCAGAAGATACTCTTTCCCGATTTTGGTATCGTTATAGTTGGTAAAATCATGATCGTATTTTTCGGAAAGCTCTTTACGAATCTGAATTTGCTTCTTTGTGTGATGATAAAACTTCTCAGTTTCTGTTATGTCAACCCACATATATTCAATGAGTTTATCAAATTGATCGAAGTTGAGAACCGAACCAGGGGGATAAGGAAGATCCTCGATATTGTGTGAGCGCATGTTAAATTCTAACGTTTTCAAACTGGTGAGTCTGGAAACATTATCAAAATGATGAATTAGTAGGAGGTCTTGTTGTTTAATGAAGGGTTTCCAGACGATATGAGAGAAGCGATCATTCCAGTCAGTTTGAATAATCGAGTCAGCTTTTTTGTAAATGTCACAAACATCGACCCCCTGATTCTGGATGATGTAGTGAAGAACAGGATAATCGAAACTTAATGAGTTAAATCCGGTAAAAATATCATTCTTAACTGAATCGAAAAAACTGAGCATCTGACTTATTTCGTTTTTACGCCACGAACACTCAAAAGTGTGACGTTCATTTTTATGCTTCAGACCGATACAGAAGATGTTACAATAAGTTTCGATATCAAAAATCCAATTACGCATAAATAAAGTCCTCCTACCCAGGAAGCCCGACACTAATTAAAGTGTCGGGCTGAAGGGTGCGACCCTTCCTAACTTGTATGAGGAGAACACCAAGTTAGTCTAAAACGGTAACATCATTCCATTCTCTATCAACTGTTTATCAGTCCAACCGGCTGCAATCATCTGATCATAGCTCGCACCCTGCGCCGCTGGAGTCATCTCACGAGTAGGGGCGGCGGGTGGTGGTGCTACTGGCGGAGCGGCGGGTGGTGCTACAGGTGGGGCAGTCACGGCGGTAGTTGCAACCGTAGCGACACCGGCAAACATTTGATTGACCGTCGGACGTCCGTCAATTCTACCGAGTTCGCCTTCACTTCCTGTCAGCATAACTGCGTTCAAGAAACCACCGATACCACCTTGACCCAGATTGTAATACGCCATATCAAAGTGAACATGGACAAGAGCACCGGAATATGCTTGTTTTGGGTCAATGACTGGCTGGTACGCAAGATCTACAACTTCCGGGCGACCCTGCGCTTCTTTCCGGGTGGTCTTGAGTAGATACCAAGCAGCAAGTTCCGGGTTGTAATAATCTTTGGTGTTATTGACCATATCGGAATATTTACCAAAACAGACGTTCGTGCCCGCAGGTACGCCGTTGGGATAACCAACGGCGACTTGCGATTGAAATAGTGCCTGAACTTCCGCAAGTTGCGGGTGCGTGGGGCTGATGAGAAACTGAGCATCGAAGCGAGGCTCACCAGATTGCATGATTGCACGAGCAGTAAACAACGTGGGGAAACTTAAAATAACATTTTGTAGCAACATTTGTAGATCTCCTTTTTACATAAAATTGATTTTAGGGTTATCAGATATGGGAGTAGACTCTACCCCAGCGAACAGATCCTTCACATCATTGGTCTTAACTCTTTTGAGTGACGGCTTGCCCGGAACTTTGTCGATCAGTTTTTCAAGATTTAACTTCTGACGATCACTGAACTCCTCGCGCCGCCTTGCAGCGGCAGGAGTGATAAGGGTTGGAATCATTACCTCTTCTTTTTTCATCCTCATACCAGTCAACCGTTTGACGACGGCATCTTGGTCAATATTCCAAACATATTTACTACGGCCTTCACCAAGAACATAACCCGGTATCGAACCAGGGGTTTCCTGGATACGGCAAAGAGCTTCTTCATTAACCAACTTAATCAACTTCTCAACTGATTTAGAAACGTCCAAAATAGCTGAGAGTTTTTCTGACTCAATCTTACTCATATCGAGCGTTCCCTCAGTTATCATGCTGATAAAGTCACTCTGACCATTAGTAGATGTTGCTAATATCGTACTCATACCTTCCATACCCTCCTTATTCTTAGCATCGCAGTTACCCGCACGTCCGTGTTTACACCACTGACACCATTTACCTGCAACAAGTGGGGCGTTGGGGTCGTCGGTGGCGATGGCAGCATAGTGTTTAAGCAGAATGCGACGGTAAAGTTCTTCCGGTGTTACCTCCTCATAACGGACTACGGGACTTGTTTTTGGTTGAATAATTGTCATGCGAATCGTCTTGAACGGACAATTCTTGAAGTCTGGTGTCGTACCGTGTTTATTGGCTCCAAACAGATAAGGTAATAGCCGACCAGCGGCGTAGTCAGTCAGTTGATCATTGTTATTGGCGTCAACGAACATCCTGCCATCTTTATAATCAATAATCTCCAGCGTTGTTGGTGAGATCAGCGTAACGTCACAAGTACCCCACCAGTCGTCTCTATCGAAGAACCGACCAGGATTGACCTTCGCTTCGGCCTCGATATCCGTTGCACCGAGATCGTCGTAACGCTGCCACACATAATCAAGTGCCTGCTGAACTCGATTAACGCGATCCTGCTTGACCACCCAACTATAATCATCATCACAAATTGTTTTGGTGAGGAAGCTATCGGCCCTTCGTAGCTGGGTTATACACTTCTCAAACAGAAGATGTGATCCAGTTCCGTCGATAGCTGCGGAACTAGAGTCATCTGGATAGTTGGCTTCTTCCCGAATGCTGCCCGAACAATGAGGCCATCTTGTGTTGGATGAGCCCAATCTTGCGTGAGTTGATGGCATAATTACAATGCCTCGACTTGCTGTTTAGCTTGGTTACGTTGCGCCGGGGTCATTTCAGCAACACCTTTGACACCAAGGGATGCAATAATCTTCATACAAGCGGCACCTTTATCTTTCAGTCTGTCCGCAGCGGCCTGCATGATGTCGGATAGTTCGTTGGGTGTTGGTGCGTCGATGGGTGGCGGAACTGGGGTCGCTGGGGTCGCTGCAGGTGGAGGCGGAGCTGTGATTGTCACCGGGGGTGCTGTGACAGGTTCGTCTCGGAGACGACGGAGTGCCGCTTCTGCTTGTGAGATGTTATCAAACTTTAGGGTGATTTCAATCATTTTGTTTCTCCTTTTTTATTGTTGATTGTTTCATAGTATTTTAGCATGGTGGATCGGGGTTGTCAAGAAATATTTACAATTTAATTTGAGTAGGTTCGTGTTATTAGCGTTCGACGTTATCAAGATGACGCAATATTAAGACTGTAATCTTTTCTTGACAATTAAGGATATTGCGTATACAATAATGAAATAACAAAATAATATTATTGATATATAAGGAGGTATATTGTGTGGAAAGAGTTTATCCGAAAACGAGGAATCACGAAAGTTTCCAAAGAGTTAGGAGTTAGTCGGCAAACTATTTATTGCTGGTTGAACGGAACCACCAGGGTTAGAGACAAGGATAAGAAGAAGTTAGTTGAGTTATCTAATAACGCCTTTGGGATTATGAATTTCTTCACAAAAGACGACGAATGAGGTAGAAGATGATTAAGATAACCAACAAAGAATTTCTCGAAGCGGTGTTTGGTGACGAATGGGAAAATGTATACGTCACGTCTTTTTCTGACGATCCTTCAGACATACCAAACGACCGGAGGGCTATCTGTTGGGGTGGTGGTCGCTTCAAGGATACTTATCTCCAACCCGATGATAATCAATATTTCTGCATATCGTTATTTAACCCAGATGATAAAGGTAAACCGCGACGGCGCAAGGTGCTTTTTAAGGCGTGTCACGTGATCGTGGCTGATGATGTTTGTGAGAAACTGCCGATTGATAGAGTTGAGAAGTTACCAGCACCTTCGTACAAGCTCAAAAGTTCAAATTACAGTGAACAATGGGGATGGATACTTGATAAGGGATGTGAAGATAGAGGGCGGGTCGAGAACCTTCTGGACGGTCTCGTGACCAAGGGGCTGTCGCCGTCGGGCTCTGACCCCGGTATGCGCGGCGTCACCCGCCTAATTAGAACCCCGAATGGTGTGAACACCAAAGCAAAACGCATTGTAGAGAATTTCGGCGTTGCACCGAGAGTTAAGTTAATAGAGTGGCACCCAGAGGTGCGGGTGACTATGGAAGAGCTTGCGGAGCCCTTCGGAATTGACTTAGATGGAGAACGGGGCTTGGAAGTTGTTGATGGTGCCGCGCTGGTTGCTGACCACCCACTGTTAACGTGTGGATTGATTCAGGTCAAAAGCGTGCTGTCTCCGGGAAGATATGATTTAATATGCCCTTGGGTTGATGAGCATGGAGGTGCCGTAGACGATGGCGCGGCGATGTTCACCAACGCTGACGGCACTTTTGGCTTTTGCTGCCATCATGGTTCGTGCTGTGAGAGAACCGGACGGGACTTAGTTGATTGGATAGAAGCTCAGCAGCCCGGCTTCGAGGAGCGGCTTAAAAGTTGGCAGGTGCGGCGGTCGTTTGATGCGGTGGTAGTTGCGGCGGATGAGAGTAGCGGCGGTGGGGCGGTGGACTATGGTGCGATGCTTGGCCAGTTAAAGGATAGCGCGGGGGCGGTGGGTGTGGCTCATGCGATGTTGCGGGCTGTTGATGGGTTGGAGTATGCCGACCGGATGAAGTGGCACAATGAAGTTCGTGGAGTAATGAAGTGGACGAAAGGCGATCTCCAGAAGGTGTTGGACGAACAGAGAGTTGGATGGTATCCAGAAGGGGTTGCAGGGGAGTTTTATAATGACTTTGTTTATGTTTCAGAGCAGAATCAGTTTTATAACCCCGCGAAGAAGTTATGGCTTACCCCTGAATCATTTCAGAATACTTTCAGTGACCAGAACAACAACGCCAAGACAGAAGCGTTGTTGGCTGGTAAAGTTAAGAAAGTTGACCGGATAGACTATGCACCAGGGTTAGATGAGATATTTGTGGAACATGGTGTGTCATATCTCAATGCGTGGACGAATGGTATTGATGTAGGAGTGAAAGGGGACGGTGTAGAACGGTGGTTATCTCATTTTGAAACGATGGGGTGGTCAGAGCATAGAGACCACATGCTGAAATGGATGGCGTTCACCCTGAAATATCCTGAAAGAAAGATCAACCATATAATGATACTTGGTGGTGGTGAAGGTAACGGAAAAGATTTTATACTCTATCCATTGGTACGAGCAATGAAGAACGACACCGTTACTATAGATGGGGATGATCTGCTTGAGAAATTTAACGGATATCTATTCGGAACTAAATATCTACATATTAATGAAACGGATTTAGGCGATAGAAAAGAAGCGATACACATTAATAATAAACTGAAAAGGATCGCTACATCACCACCAGACACATTAAGACTGAATGAGAAATATATCAAAAATCTGAGTATCAGAAATATTGTTAATGTCACCATGACTACAAATAGTCCCGAACCTGTGAAGGTTATATCTCAGAGTCGGCGATACTATGCAGTATGGACAGACTTGTCAATACGCGGGGAAGATGGTCAAGTGACGGAAGAATGGAAACAGTATTGGGAGGCTAGGTGGAACTGGATAAGAGATCAGGAAGGTTGGAAGGTATGTGTCTGGTACTTAATGAATGAGGTCGACCTGACTGGTTTTGACCCGAAAGAGACACCAGTTGTTACCGAGTATATGAAGGAGATACAAGAGTCGTCGCAAGACCCGATAAGCGCTATTATTCAAGAGTTAGTAGAGTTGAAGAGAGGCGTGTTTGTGAAGGATATTTTAACCCCTGTTGAGATATTTAATGGTATCAATCAGATGTCAATAGCTGACTTAGGTGTTAACCTGAAAAATACCCCATCGAGTCGGACGATTGGCAAGATAATTAAGCGAGATGGGTTGGCCAAACCTACTCAAATATGGGACGGGCGGACGAAAAGAGCATGGATAATTAGAAATTTTGACAAATATAAAGACATGAGTCAGAAAGAACGGTTCATCGCTTGTAAAGATACCAATTAAATTGGTAGTTTAATATGAATCAAAACATTATTAGTATCTTATCGTTATTAAACTACCACAGAAAGTATGTGATTAAATATTACGTTAATTATACGTGTATACGTTTGGTTATACGTAACAATAAAAGTGTTCGTATAAAGATACCAATTAAATTGTGGATTCTAAGTGCTTGTTTTTACCGGGGAATTAGGAGGTGATTGGTTTATGAAAATTGGTTTATACGTTTATACGTCTACTTTCTATATTTATATAGAAGAATATAGAAGAGAAAGAAGAGAGAGGTATAAAAGAGAGGCAGGGGAGAGGAGAGGGAGGTTTTTAAAACTAACGTATAAAAGAATAACGTGTTAAGTATTTGAATTTATTAAGGAATCCCGATATCTCTAACGTATAACAAACGTATAAAACAGCTAAGTAGTTGAAATCATTGATGTTAGTAACGTATAAACTTTGTAATTTAATAATTGGAGGTAATAATGAATTTCTTTTTACACAACACGACAAGAGATTTACCCAAAGATGCTGCAATGGTAGTTTGGGTCGGTGGGTGGGCTAAGGAAAAATTAGGGGTGAAAGATGTTCAAGATCGTGTAATATCTAAATTCGGGGTTAGATTATCACTTAAAACAATAAGAAGTGTGTGGAGCTATCTAACAGAAATTAAAGTAGCAAAGGAGGTGACAAATGACTACCTGGTGTGAATGGATTGAAAAGAGAGGAATCAGCGACGTGGCTAAGATCTTAGGGGTACATTACGAGACGGTGAGAGCGTGGGTGCATGATGGTAATGTTCCGGCTGATAAGAATAAGAAGAAGCTCGTGGCTCTCAGTGATGGTGTGATAGGGTTCGTGGACTTCTTTTGATGTTTGGTTGTGGCGTGACTACGTGATCTAGGGTGGCGTGACTATGTGACTACGTGGTGAAGGAGCGGCGTGACTACGTGATCTGGGAGGGTCGGTGGTGCCGACCCTTAATAAACTGATTCTAAATCAGTTTATTATTAAACTCCGTTTAACGGGGAATATTAAGTGACTTACAAAGTCAGTAATTAAATTACTTTCGGCGCGGCGTGACTACGTGATCTAGGGGTGAACATCTTTACCCCTTAATTTTAAAACTTGACTTTCTCTTGTTATGTTGTTATTAGTTATTTATCTTATAACTATTTAAGAGGTAAATATAATGAAAGAAGTTGAGATTGTAGATGGTGAAGCAAGGACAGGTACTTTTCTTTTAGCTCAAGGTTTAGAGCGAGAACATCAGATTGTTAAAAAGTTAATTGATAAATATCAAAGTAAGTTTGAAAACTTCTCGACTTTGAAAGTCAGGAAGTTAAAATCAACTGGCGGGCGTGCCGCAAACGAATATTTATTAGATGAAGACCAATTTATGTTTCTTGGAACATTATTAAAAAACACAAACAAAATTGTTGATTTTAAATTTAATATAATAATGCAATTTAAAAAACTTCGTTTAGATTATGCTCGATTACAGAAACATAAAGCTTTACCTGAATATAAAGAAATTCGTGACGCTGATAAGATCGTGCGTAAACAGACAACGGATATGATGAAACAATTTGTTGATTATGCTAAGGAGCAAGGCAGTAGTAATGCAAATTTTTATTATCAGAATATATCTAAAATGCTTAATGGTATGTTGTTTATTGTCGAAGGTAAATTCAAGAACCTTCGTGAGGTTATGTCGATTCAGCAACTTATGACTATTTCATCTGCTGAACAAATTGTTGATAAAGGGTTACAAGCTGGTATGAGCCATAAGAAATACTATAAGGAAATTTATAAGGACGTGAAGGAAAGGGTTGAAACGTTTGCAGAATTACACGGTAAAAGTGAAGTAATTCAGAAGGCATTAGATTACAAGTAACAAAAAAAGAGCCCCTCAACTAACCAGGTCAAGGGGCTCTCTGCCACTTTCGCGGGTACAGATCAATGATGAAAATATCTTCGATGATCTCTTTCATGATCTCTTGGATCATATACTCATAATCAAGGCATTCGTTGGCTATTTGTTCGGCTGTCTGGATCATTTTGGTTTACTCCATTTTATCATATTTTGTTTTTGTAAATATTCGATTTCTTTAATTTTTGCTTTTACGTTAAGTCCTTCAAGATAATTAGTTTGATAAATTACTCCATAAGTTCCCTTTGGGAACCATATTATTAATTCTTCTTTTGTGTGTCTGTATGACACACAACCGTAATTACTCATATCCAACCTCTTGAAAAAATTCTAACTTTTTTGATAGTGCGTCCTGGGTTGATACTGGTCAATACTGATACTTCAGTACCAACAACTAACTTTTCATGTCCACCTAAATCTCTGAAAAATTGTTGTGAATTAATGTAGTTATCCATTTTCGTCTCTAAGCAGTTCTCAGTTTTCGAGTCAACCAGACAAAATAAATCGTTTTTTATTTTATATGTCTCAGTGGTTAGTTTCATGGTTATCGCTTCATGTTGTCAATACTGCGATTAAAATTAAAAACAGAAATATGGACGTTGTACCTAGCACAAGACTCACAGAGCTGTAAAAGTGGCTTTTCTTGTCGTTTTCAAGCTTCGACCAATGGCGTAGGTCGTTTTCGCCTAAAAAAATCTTATTTTTCATTTTTTGGCCTCTTATTAGTAGTCTGCCAAAATTAAACCACCGTTAAACTCTATGACTTGAGTATGGTCTCTTAAATGATCAAGAATTTCTTCGTCATCACCTTGAATATCATAATATTCAGCTACTTCCTGAATGCTCTCGTATTCACTGTATTCGCAACAAATAGCGATTACGTCAAACTCAATCTCAATTCCACAATCGTCTTCTAACTCTATAAAATAATCATAAAGAGCCCGTAAACCGGAATAACTAAAGTTGTCTGGTCTACACGCGTTAAAATCGTCTGTAAATTGTGAAAAACTGATAGATTGTTTCATGGTCTTACTCCTATATTCTAAAAAATTAAATTGACCTGCCCCAGCAATAACCGGAGTTGTTACTGGGGTCAGGGGTTAAACCATCTCGAAATTTTCCTTTAGTTTGTAGGTGAAAAATCAGGACAAACTATTCCATAGCCGCTTAAATCAGTTGGAAAATAGGGGTACATATTGCGGTTGTAATCAATTTTTAAAGAGTAGCCGCGCGGGTCGCGGTTAAAGAAAACAGACATGTTAATTGATTTATATTGAAGATGTTTGTCGAGAAGTTTCATTTTCTTTTTTTCGATTTTCTCGATTTCTTCAAAATCTATAACGCCGTTACAGTAATCGGTTGCGGCGTTATGTAAAGCATTTTCAATCCGATTAACGAGTTTGCATAGCTTCACCGGATCTGTGGAAATGTCAAGCTGAAATAATTTGATAAGCTTGAGGCCGTGTTCGTGGATATCCTGGTTCATCTGTTTTCTTTCTGAGTTTTTCATGATGTTATGCTCCTATTTGAAAAGTCACGGTGATACAATCATCACCTAAGTTATTAAGATCATTTCTCGGATAAAAGCCGCTATAATTATCAATATCCTCTGGACAAAGCGCCCAGAACATCGGATATTTTTCGAGTTCACCCGCTATAAAGCTGTTTAGTTGTTCGGCGTCCTGGTCGCTGATGCCTGTGTAATCGTCGTTGATTAACGGACATAAAGTCCAAGTTGGTAGTAAATAATCTTGAGTTTTCATGATATCATTCTCCTTTTTTAATAAAACGGCCTTTTTCGTCTCTTTTTCTATCCGAAAACACGACAATGCAGGTTTTATTATCGTGTTGCTCAATCCACTCTTGCCGTTGTTCCTCAAAATCGGTGTATCTTGCAACTATTTCTTCTGCAATTTCTTCAATGTTCTTATTTTTTGCAAGTTTAAAAGAGGCGTTCCCGGTGCGCCTATAAATGCAAAATTCAAAATCACCCCAGACGATTCTTTCTAAACCCTCAAAATAAATGATGTTTTCAGTGCCGCATATATTTTGACTCTGATAGAATTTAGTTCCCGTTGGGAAGTCAGGCAGATTTTCAAAAGTTAAATTAATTTCGCCATTTTCATTTACTGATTTCGTGATTTTCATTGTTCGACTCCTTAGTTAGATGTTAAAATACAATATTAATCTGTGTTGATATTTGTTACTATAATCAACACATATCACAATGTCAAGGTTATTTTAAAGATTTATTATGTGCTGTTCGTTTGCAAATGATATGAAACTTGACAACTCAGTGATTTTGTTGTATATTCAGGTATTGATTTTTAATTATTTTTTTTGAGAGGTTGAAATTGTGGCGTTTGCAGTGACCGAAAGCGGCGAAAAATTAACGTTAAAGCAATTATATTTTTGTCAAGAATATGTGCGTAATAACGGTAATGCTACTCAAGCTGCTATAGTCGCGGGCTACTCCGAAAAGACCGCTGCTGAGACAGGATCAGAAAACATTAGAAAACCTCATATTATTGAAAAGATTGACGAATTAATGGCGCAACACCTTAGAGTTGCTGGTATTACGCCGGAATGGATTAAGGATAGTTTAAAGGGTTTAGCGGCTGTAAATCTGCAAGTAAAAGAAGATGGAGAAGCGCGCGACGCAACAGCCGCGAACAAAAGTTTGGAGCTACTTGGTAAAACCATGACCATGTTTACCGATAAAAAAGAGCTTAATGTCGGCGGATCCTTCAATATCAGCTGGTTGGAGCCCGATTCCGACGACGAGAGCGCCCCGGACGACGACGACCAGGGCGGTAGTAGCGCCGAATCGCCGTAGCGACGTCACTTATGTAGGTAGTTACTGCAACACTTTATTAAAGTGGGCCATAAAGTGGGCCATAAGTTCGAAGTTTGCTGCGTTTCGGAGCAACTAAACTACTGTAATTATTGATGTTTGATGATTACGATCTATTGATAGGTAATCAGTAGGTCAGGTCTTGGGCTGCTGGGCTGCTGGGCTGCTGG